TGTAAAGAGGGGTTAGGGGAGATTTGGGCGTTAGGGTTAAAATCAGGTGTGCGGAAATCGGTCGATTGATTTAGCCCAAGCAGATTGCCGACAAAATTCGCCCCGAATTTCACATCGTCCCACAGTGTGCCTAAAAAGCCTTTTTTCTCGTTTAACAGCGGTTTAAAGGCGGTTTCAACGCTATTTAAAACAGGCTCAAATTTCACCGCACTTGAGAGATTTTTGCTGGCTTCCGTGGCGAGTGGCTGGGCGTTATCCATCCCGATTGCTAAGCCTTCCACCACGTTTACACCGTAACCCTTAAACACACGGCTTGGCGAGTGAATGCCGAGTTTTTCAGCAAACCAACCTTTAATGCCATCGCCTAAATCGGAGACGATTTGTTTTGCCCCTTCCCACGCATTGCGAATACCATTGACTAAACCGCTAATAAGGTTCGAGCCGAATTCAGTAAACTTCGCAGGTAAATCAATTCCAAACCAAGAAAGCACGCTAGAAAAGGCTTGGTAGAATAAACCGAGTGGCGACCAATTCAGAATAGTTGCGGTGATGTTGCCAATGCCTGAGTTGAAGAAAGTAATGATGTTTTCCCACACACCACTAAAGAAAGTCGTGATCCCATTCCAAATATCGGAAATTATTTGTCCACATTGAGCTGATTTCTCGCCAATCCATTGCCACATTTGACTGAATTTTTCGCTGACCCAGTCCCAGTTATCCCAAAGTAAATAAGCCAGTCCTGCAATAACGGCAACAGCAATGCCGATGGGGTTGGTGAGGAAAGCTTTTCCTAATCCAATAAAGGCTTTTTTCGCAACACCAAAGGCTGAACCAAGCCATTTCATTACTCTACCTGTTTTGGTAACTGTACCCGTTAAGGCTTCAAGTTCTTTTGCTGCTTTAATAGCTTTGAATAACTTAAATGGCATAGCTGCTGCTGAAAATACTGAAGCCAAGCCACTAAATGCAAATTTCGTGGTAAAGGCAACAGTGCTTAATCCTGCCAAACCACCTGCAACTGCAACACCCCATTTAATGAGAGTTTTGTGTTCATTTATAAATGGCGTGAGCGTGTTTTCTATAAAACCTTGTAGATCATTTGCTAACGATTTTATATCCCCAGCAAACGCTGAACCAAAAGCCCCCACAGCATTTTCCCAAACGCCACCTAAGCTTTCTAAAGCAGAGCTAAGTGTTGCGGTCTTGAGTTTAATCCGCTCTTGCAGGCTGGCTTGCTCTCGCATTTTGGCAATCATCTCGTCCAAGCCTTTCGCCCCTTTTTGAGCTAAAATATCAGCAAGACGACCACCTTCAATACCAAACAATTCTTCTGCAACTAAGCCAACACCTTCATCGCCATATTTTTGACGGATTTTTTCAAACTTCTGCATTTCAGCGAGCATGCCATCTACGCCTTTAAATGAACCTTTTTTATCCCAGAAGTTAAACTCAACGCCTACCGACTCCATCATATCCCGAGCTTCGGCTTTCATTCCTTTTTTGGCATCACGGATCATCTTCGGACCTTTGTTCATTCGGGATAGCATCATATTTAACCCTGTACCAAAGGTTGAACCTTCTAAGCCTTGTTGTCCTGCCATAGCTTCAATCGCAAGAATTTTTTCGGTGTTTTCTGCTCCTGTCAGCTTCATCGAGTTAAGTTTAGGAGCATAGTATTTCATTGATTCATACATCTGCTCCTTACTCAAGCCACCAGCAAACATTGCTCGTTGCAAATAATCGGCAGATTTTGCCAGTTCAGATTCATCTAAGCGATGGGATTCCATAAACTTCGCTAAAAATTCACCGCCTGATTGCTGATCCATATCTAATAAGACGTTTAATTCTGCTGAAGTTTTTAAAGCACCATTTTTGAGAATCTGATCTGATAAACCTTGTTTTTTCAGAGCTTGAGAAAGGCGATAAAAATCTTTAGTAGTACCTGGTAAATCACGCCCCAGCTCTTTGGAAATTTTGCTGATTTCTTCAAATGCACCAAAACTACCATCTTTTTTCATCATTGTGATTTTAAGATCGGTTGCCGCATTTTCTTGCTCCATATAGCCTTTCACCGCTGTCCAAGTTGGCATAGCGATTGAAGCTGTTGCACCCGCAGATTTTAAAATTTTGCCTTTTAATTCATCGCGATCTTGTTTGCGGGCTTTTTGCTTATCAATAGCGGTAGATAATGATTTCTGAGCTTTCTCAGAAGATTGAATTGCTGAAGTAAAACGTTGTTGTTTAGCAACAAGTGCGGTAATTTGGGTTTGCATTTTTTCATATCGGCGAGTGAGTTTGCTGATACTTTTATCGCCTGAAAGATAAGCCAACTGCATTTTTTGATGTAATGCGGCTTGCTTAGCTTGCATTTTGGTAACAGAAGCCCCCATTCGGTCGTGCATTTTGGTGGCTTTGCCCAAACTTTTAGAGAGATTTTCTACGGTTCGATTGGCTTTACCAAAAGCAGCAGAAAAACTGCCTTTTAATGAAGCACCAATTACTAAACCGAGAACTAAATTGTTTGCCATTTTTTACTCACTATGTTAAATATACGAAAAATTCAGGAGGCTTATTATGTTTGATTTATTCAAAGAGGTTATTGAAGAGTGGGGCGGTTACAGCACTGCTGAAAAAACCTATTGGGTCATCACAGGAATGTTATTTGCCGCTGGTTTTATCGCCTTTAGTTGGTGGTATTGGGTAGGAATGATTGACGCAACAAGTAGCTTGATGACATTCGTTTTCGGTGGCTTTATTTACTTAATTTTAGGCTCTATTGTTGCTTTACTTTTCTCACCGTTAATGGCTGCGATTTCGTTTATCACAGCCACTTTCGTTGGTATTTCATCTTGGCTTGTTGGGCTATACCGTCAAGCTCGTACATAACCCGCCTTAACCTGACGATTGGCTTGAAAAAGCCAATCATCAAGTTCTTTTAGTGTCCAACCATCAATTTCTTCTGCTGAAAAACCAAACCACCAAACAATGTCGGCAATCGCATTATTCAGCGTCTCCATCTTCACTGCTTGCACCAAACAGAAATCGTTGAATTTGAACGTAATCTTTCCATTTGATTAAGTCCATATCTTCCAACACCAAACCACAGCAAAGTGCTGCAACGATAATTTCACGGTCTTCTGCTGTTTTACCTTGTTGGCTTGCGGTACGAAAATCTTTTACCAATGGTTCACGCACTTTGACTTCTTCAACGACTGTGCCATCAGGTAAGTTAATCGGGCTGGATAATTTAATGGTGGTGCGAACTGCATCGACTTTTTGAGACATAAAAACTCCTTTGTGAGTATGTTGTTTAACTTTCACAAAGGAGTTTATAAAAGTGCGGTTGGTTTAGCTTTTAAACTGATTTAAAGAACTACACCTTATCTTTTGCTGTTTCAATATCAAACAAAATCTGCTCAATCTGCTCAGCAGAAGCCACGACAGCACTGATTTTCTCAGAAAATAGATCGGAAAGATGCTCTAAACTTGCCGTTACATCAAATTTATCAATCTCAGTAAGTCGTTCATATTCAGCCTGCTGCCAACGTAAAATATCAGGCAAAATCATTAAATGATGAATGCTGTTGCAAAGCATATCGGCGTGAAGTTGTAGCAATGCTTGTGGATTAGTCATCATTCCCCCTTTACGCAAATAGCGGTAGTTGATTGCTAGTGTATTTATTTTGGGCTTTGCGTTCCAAAATACCGAGCTGAAAGAGCTTGCTTAAGTGAACAATCACTTGATGCCGAGTCATATTCATCAATAAGGCGATTTCTGCTTGGGTTAAGCCTGCATTACGGTAACGAATAATTTGCTTCACTTCGGGGTTCTCCGCCAAATAAGTGCGTTTAACCTGCTCTTGCAACTGCAACGCCAGCTGTTTGGATTGCTTTTCCATATTGATGAAATAACGGCGAGCCTGTCTGCCCAGTTCGGAGCGTTCGAGCATACAGAGCTCTTTTGCCATATCGAGTGTGATGTGGTAGTCCTTGATCTCAATTTCGCGACTTCCAAGAAAGCCTCTCTCGACACGGTCAAATTTGACCGTCTCGATAAAATCAAGGTTCTCAGCGAAATTGTAGTCTTCGATGCGACGTTGGATCCATTTAGTAAATGCTGTAGAAATTTGTAAACGTTCGTGAAGTTCACGGGCATTAACAAGAAGGGTAGACTGGTTGGCAATAATGCCTTGAAAGGTAGTAATTGGCATACTGTAATTCCTCTGAATTGAGACCCTATTTTGAGTAGGGCGTTCGACGGCTCAAAACTGTACAGTAAACAGCGGAGTTATTTCCTTACGGTGTTGTATTCCTCGCACCGTCGAACATTGATAAAAAATTTTAAAAGACGCTCGGAAGCTCACAGGCTTGCTGGCGTTCAGATAAAAAAATAGCACGAATTACGCTGTGCTGGCGTACTGTAAAATGCTTTTTGAGAGCGAGAACAGAATAGCTCGCCCCCAAAAAGAAATCAAGCATTTTTGTAACTTTATTTCACTATGTGAAAAAGATTTTCTTACTGCCCAATATTCGTGCGGTATTTTTGCAATACATCTTGACCGTTTACGCGGTAAATGTTCGCAAGCACGTCCACAAAAAGGACTTCTTTACCTGCAAGGGTTTGCTTGATGGAATAAATTTGGAAGCTGTCGGAATGTTCCGTCGCTTCTTTGTTCTTCAAGCTACCGCCTGTAGTTTTGTTAAATGCCACGTTCATTGTGGTGACAAGTGATTCTTCCGCAGCCAAGCCACGAGAATCAAATACCTGCACATTAGAACGTGCCATCAGTTGCACGTTTTTATAAGGATTATAGGAGTTTACTCGCACTTCAGGATAGAAACTATCCCAAATCACTTCGCCTTCCATTACATTTAACCCTGCAGGCAGTTTGATTGTGCCGTGTAGCCCCAAGCCTTTGTGTTCAATAAACTCGAACTCGATGTCAGGCAATTTAAACTCTTTGGCTTTGCCAAGTAGCGAGTTGCCGTTCATATACACATTGGCGTTCACAATCTGATGAATTGCGGTACTCATAATTTTCTCCTTCTAGCGTTGTGACACCAAGTTCACTAAGTATTTACGGGTCATTACCGATTTATTGCTGATAAGCTCGGCAGGCAATTTCGGCGTGTATTCATACATCAACGGCACGTGACCTTTGCTAAATTCATCCACCAAGTCGGTATCGTAGTCAAGGCTGACGCGATAACCTACGATTGACGGCAAGGCTCGCAAATAGGTGTCCACCGTTTCCAATAAACTGTCAATCAACGCATCATCAATCGGGCGGTCAATAAATTGCAACTCGGTGCGGCGGATGCTTTCATCAATCAAATCCCCCGTGCGCAACGCCGTTTCAAAATTGATGATATGGGTTACCGTTGGATAGTTTGACGAGCGGTTACCCCATAAGCGGAAGCCTGTGCCAAAACTATTGAAAATCGTGGTAATACCCACCGCGTTAAGCAGATTGGTTTCTGATTGCTCATCGTCCACGCGTGCGGTTAAAGGCACTTCCATACCGATTACACCTTGCAACTGACGGTTTGAAGTGGAGAACCAGTAGCCGTTGTCGGTATCGGTTTTCATCCGCAAGCCTGCCGCGTGCACCGCTAAACTTTCCAACGTATTGCTAGAACCTAATGCATAAGGGAAGAAGTGGCGAACACGTTCAAAGCTTGCTGAAGCATTTAAGGTGCCAAGCGGACCACGCCCTTGAATCGCTTTTGAAAGTGGTGTGCCTTTCGGCAATTGCACATACGCCACCGCTTTTAACTGTTCGGCTAATGTTGAAAGAGCCGCTGCACAGCTTGCCGTTTTGTCAAACTCTGGGCAGATTAAAATTTTGGCATCTGCACCGTAAAGGTTGAAACCATCACGCAACAGTTCAAAGCCTTTTCGTTTGCCGGTAGCAGCGTCAATACCGCCTTTGATGTCCGCTTCGGTCACTTTTTCAGGATCAGCATAAGCGTAAGTCGCTTTTAACCCTTCGTGGCGTGTAGTAAAGGTAATTTCACCTGTTTGCAAATTTACGCTGTAATCAGTGCCTTCTTGCAAGGTTTGGCTAGATGATTGAATGCTGATGTTCAATAAGCCTGCTTTCGCTGTTTTTGCCATTAAGGTGGTGCTGTCTTGCGTTAAGACTTCGTCTGTAATGTCAGTTTTGTGTTTTTTCGGATCTAACACATTGACCACATACACCTTACCTGCGGCATAGCGAGCCAATACATCAAAGGCATCAGGCAGAGTAAAGCCTTGGTTTAAAATCACACCAAATTGAGCAAAATCTTTGGTGGTTTGGCACACGGTCAATTCATTGACTGCGCCGATAGGTGCAGTCCCTACGATGCCAATAATTGCACCGTCCACCGTTTCCACCGCGACAGAACCGCCTGCCACGCGTTTTGTTTTCGTTCCGTGATGAAACGCCATAATGTTCTCCTTATGGTTCTTTGCGGCGATAACGTGCCGCGGTAAATTTTGGTAAATTTTGCGGCTGGTGTGCTTCCACCTGCCACGTTTCGGTTTGAATAATCAGTTGGTATTGCCACAGCCCACTGTCTTCGCCTGCAAACTCTTCGCTAATTAAATGACAAGCGGTGCAATTTGTGGGACGAAAACCCACGACGGCTAAGCGAAGCTGGTCGAGCATTTCCAACGCACCGGTGTCATCGTGTTGGCTACGTGCAATCACCGTGAGGGCAATCAGCACTTTGCGGAGTTGTTGAATAATGTCGGTGCTATCAAGACTTTCAAATTTTGACCCTGCATACTGCACCAACACCGCACCATATTGGTCGGTGAGGTTGTAGCGGTCTAAGTCATCGGGGAACAGTTCGATGCTGAAACTCGTGGTCTTCTGTTCGATATGATTTCTGATGCTTTGCAAAATGGGTAAAGTGCTACTCATCTAATATCCCGACAAATCCAATTTCTGTGGTGCGCGAGCTTTAAATTTCAACGCAGACGGTAAGTTGTCATCACCTTCCGCACCGATTTCTGTTAAGCCCAAATGCAGTTTGCCACTGGCAATGCACTCCAAATCTTTTAAGGCTTGGCTATGGGTTTCTTTCACATTGTCGGGAAAGCCTTTGCCTTCAGGACGGCGTGAATACAACCAATAGCGAGCCAGTTGTAGGCAAATGTTACGCACAAGTGTTGGCACATCATTTAACGGTAGCAAATAACGTGAACGTAAATAGCCGTCCACCGTTTCGGTAGCGTATTCGCACGCCTTGTTTAATACGGCATAATCGACTTCCGTCGCTCTTGTGTTGTCATTAGAGAGCTGCACAAGCACCACTTCGCTCACCACTTCCGTTAAATCTTGTGCCTGAATGTACATTATTCTTTACCTTCGCCTTTGTTGTTTTTATCAGCTTTCTCCGCTTCTTTACGGGCTTTTTCTTCCGCTGCTAAGCGAGCTTTTTCTTCCGCTGCTAAACGAGCTTTTTCAGCTTCTGCTTCCGCCTGCTTGCGTTTTTCGTCTTCGGCTTCGTCTAATTGCACATAAAGCGAAATGCGAGCGGCTTCTTCGTCAGTCAGTTCGAGCTTATCGCCTTGCTCATAGCGTTGATTGTTGTGGTAAATCGCCATGGTACTGATGACGGCGTAGAGTTTGGTTTTGTCCATTGGTTTTCTCCTAGTGAAACGGTGTTACAAATCTCCCCTAACCCCTCTTTACTAAAGAGGGG